GAGCAGATTCGTATTGAAAAGGATATGGAATTTGCTGTAAGGCAAGCAGAGATCAACACCCATAAGGAAGGACTTTCTAAAACACTGGAACAAAACCAGCTCAACTATGAGCAGGAAATGGAGCAGATCAAACGTCAAAAGGAGGATAAGATCACAAAAATTCAAGAGTGGGAAAAAACTATATGGGAATCTCAGGGCAAAAAAGGTACATTTAAGCCAACTACCACCCAATTATCAGAGCAGGATGAGCAACAATTTAAGGCTCTTGAAAATGCTGCTGGAAAGAAACTGTCTGCTGGCAACCAGACTGCAATAGAAGAAATGCTAAAGCAGTATCAGACCTATGCGGAAAAGCGTAAGGAGATAGAGGAAAAATTTCAGCAAGATATTGACGAAATGCGAGCTGTTAATGAGAAAGATAAGAAAGCCGGAAAGCAAGTTACTTTCTCCGAAGAAAATATCGCTCAGGCTGAAAGTGATAAACAAGATGCTTTGGACGCTTTAGATCAAGAGATAGCTTCTCGTGAAGCGACTTTTAATGTATGGGTAGAACAAATATCCTCTATGGGGTTAAAACAGCTAAAGGAGGCTTTACAAACAGCCCAAGACACACTGAAAAAAGAAGGTGGCAAGTTGGATGATAAAGAAAAAGCTACTCTTCGTGCGCAAATTAAAACCCTGGAGAAAAAAGTAGAGGTTGCTGAGGCGAAGGACGCAAGCACTTCGTCTGCTGAAAAAAACAAAAAGAAGTGGAGCGATACCCTAAAGGTGATGAATGAGGTAGATGATACTGTTAATAATATCATTTCTGACTTTGACGGGATGGATGATGCGACCAAAGCTGCTTTGTCTGCTGCTACCAATATCGCAGGAGGTATAATTTCCATGATAACAGGTATTCAAGCGTTGGCGGTTACTGGTGCAGAAGCTATCAAAGGGGTAGAGAGAGCTTCGGTTATTCTTTCCATTGTCGGTACAGCCATTTCACTTATCACTACTTTGTTCGGGTTATCCTCTAAGGCTGAAAAGGAACATCAAGAGGCACTTAAAGAAGTAGCCAAAAACAAATTGGAAATGCAACGCCAGTACAATTTATTGCTCATGGAGCAAAATCTTCTTATGAAAGAAGCAACTTCAATTTTCGGTGAGGATCAGATTGCTAAAGCTGCCAGATCTGTAGAGGTATATCGCCAAGCTATAGAGGATTATAAAGAAACTTTAAAGGGTGATGCTCCAACGCTAAAACTAAACCCTTTTAATTTGAGAGGGAGCCTGAATGACTATAAAAAGCAAAAAGAGGCTTATGATAAAGGTGTAGGCGCATTAAATAATGTTACGGTGAAAACGGGTAGCTATACTACCGGAGCCTGGTTTTGGAAAAAGCAGCATGATATTTATACTTCGGTACTCCAGGTTTACCCGGATTTGATAGATGGGGAAAACAAACTGAATAAAGAAAGAGCGCAAGCAATTCTTGATACTCAAACAATGAGCGATGAGAATCGGAATTTGTTGCAAAACCTTATAGATCTTCAAGAACAAGCGGAAGAAGCCCAACAAGCACTAAGAGATTACTTAGAGGGTACTTTTGGCTCTTTAGGTGATAGTATAATGGATAGTATCACTGAGGCTATTGAAAATGACGGTGTAGATGCGTGGGAAAAGTTCGGGGAAAAAGGATCTTCTGTATTGGAAGATTTGGGTAAACAGATTGCCTACTCTTTATTCTTCTCTGATAAGTTCAAAAGACTACAAGCAGATCTGGAGAAAATCTACGGATCCGGCAAAACAGAAGAAGAAATAGCTAAGGAAGCAAGGGATTTGGTTGCCTCTTTCTATCAAGGTATCGGTACGGATATGAATAACGCTCAACAATGGATGGAGCATTGGAAAGAAGAAGCAAACAAACAAGGCTTTCACCTTTGGGAAACAGAGAATCGTGAGGTTTCCAGCAATAACGGCATAGCAGCAAGCCAGGACAGCGTAAACGAGTTGAACGGAAGGGCAACTGCAATTCAAGGGCATACCTATTCTATAAATGAAGGTATTAAATCATTAGTTAGCCATTGTGCCAAATTTCTTGAGATATTAACTGGTATCAGAGAGAATACAAGCTATTGCAAGAATCTGGAATCTATCAATTCCAATATAAAGGAAATGAAAGAAAGCATAGGTAACATGAATGATAAAGGTGTAATAATGAGGAAATGAAAAATAACTTATACATAGACGGTACGGACGCTTTTACTCGGTTTGGGGTTTTTATCGCTGAGGGTGGGCATAACGAAGTTGTTGCTTTCCCGGCATTAAAAGAACCAGAGGTTTCTAATGATTGGGCTGAGTATGACGGTATCGAAGTGGATTTGTCGGATCCTAAACTTGATACTAAAGAACTTGAAATAAAGTTCAACGCAGTGGGTATGTATCAGACTGGAGATTTCATTTCTCTACTGTCCGATGGATCCTACCATACCTTTGAGTTTAAAAGAATCGGCTATACTTATAAGCTCCGATTGGTTTCAGAGGTAAATGTAGCTCTGTATATCGGTGCTAAAAGTTTCTCGTTAAAATTCGCAGATGATTTCCCTTTGAAAGATTATAAATATACGGCTCCTTTATCGACAACCAATATACCTACGCAGGGGTATGAAATAGACGGGATAGATTTCTCCGTTTACGGTATTCGTGTATTGGAAGGAAGCGAGGCACAAATACTTAAAGCTCCAGCAGTAAAGAAAAATATGTTGCGTAACCTTTCTACTCAAAATGGGGCTATTTATGATGGTAAACAAGTAGTGTACCAACATAAAGAAGTTACTTTGAGTTGTTGCTTAATCGCTAAGAATCTAACGGAGTTCTGGAGAAATTACAATGCTTTCCTTCACGATCTGATAAAGGTGGTGGAAATAGACGAAGGCGATGGCGTGAAGGTGCAAACGGCTGAAAGATCCTTGTTCGTTGAAAGCACTTGCGAGGAATACCCATGTTACTACAAAAGCTCAAAAGTAAGTCTGTTTTCCCCTGACGATCAAGTCTGGTGCGCTTTTACCCTAATGTTGGTATTCACTGCCTTTAGAGTTGGAGAGGATGAATATTTACTTGCTTCTGAGGCTGGAGAATTGATAGTTACGGAAGATGGTGAGTTTTATATAGATCTAAAAAGTTATGGCAATTAGGAAAAAGAAAATCAGTGAATTAACGCTTTCTGATAGCCTAACAGGGCTGTACACTATTGGCGTAAAGTTGATAAACGGAGTACAAACGAGCGTGAAAGTTAGCCTGGGTGTAATACAGACAGCCTATGAAAATATGCTGAAAGTAACTCAGGAAGCTATCACTGCAACAAGGAACGCTATTACTGCTACCAATAATGCAAATACAGCTACCCGTAATGCTATTACTGCTACTGAAAATGCCAACACAGCTACGGCAAACGCAAATGAGGCAACTCGTGTTTCTGGAGTGGCAACCCAGAGAGCCAATGAAGCGACCAATAAAGCTAATACGGCTGCTGATAAAGCTGATGAAGCACGTGTAGGATTGGATAGGATCAAGCAGGAAACGATCACGGCTACCAGTAATGCCAATACTGCAACCAGTAACGCAAATAAAGCTACTGATAATGCTAATAAGGCTACGGCTAACGCCAACACTCAGGCTAACAGGGCTAAGGAACACGCAGACAATCCCCCCAAAATGGGAGAAAATGGTAACTGGTGGAAATGGAACGAAACAAAAAAAGCGTATGAGGACACAGGGATTTTAGCTAAGGGTGGTGTTCTTTATCCCACTTTCACTATTGAACCTGATACGATGGAGCTTGTGATGCACTACCAGGATGATATAGCGGCTGATATGTTCGCTATTGATAATGAAGGATATTTAACTTTTAATCCAAAATAATATGGCAGAAGGAGATGTAAGATTAGGAAAGGTTGCTTTCGTGGATAAGGGAGCTTATTCAGCAACTACCACATATAATACATTTGATTTTGTGGTTACAGAAGATAGCTGTTATCTCTGCATTAAGAATGGGAATATAGGACACGCTTTAACTGATACGTCCTGGTGGAAATGTATAGCTCGTGGAACAACAGCCACAGCAGCAGCTAAAAAGGCTGAGGATGCTGCTAAACTGGCAAATGAAAAAGCAACAGCAGCCGATAACGCAGCAGGTAAGGCAGTAGAGGCTACCAATAATGCTAACGCAAAAGCTAATGAAGCTCACGAAAAAGCGGAAGAAGCCAATGTTGCTAAAAACAATGCAAATGAAGCTACTGGCGATGCAAGGGTAGTTATTGCACGTTTGGAAGAACTGGAAGAATCGCTTATCTCAAAATATAAGCTGATCCCTACTTCCATGAAGCTAAATTACCCGAAAAAAGTTACTTACAGGAATACCCAACCTTTCAAAGTTGAGGTAGAATTACTTCCTATAGATACTGGTAGAAATGTATTGTTTCTCGGTGATGATCGAGCGGTATCTATTACTCCTGATGGAGTATTTATGATTAACGGTGTAGGTATGAGCAGAATCCATGTTGTTCCAACTGAAAATACAGCATTATACCAAACAATTCAGATCATTGTAGAAGAGCCAGGAATGAGATTTATATCTGGTAGGGGTATTCGCTTCTCTGGATCTGGAGGTATCAGATTAACTTAGTAAAAAATGAATGTTGAACTATTAAAAACTTATTAATTATGGCACTTACAGCAGATGAAGAAGTAAAGGTAAGACAAATTATTACGGCTTACAACAATGGAAAAAGATTGAATGAACTTCCTGTAGCGGATGGCTCAAATCCGTTTGGTTTTATCACTGAGGTACTGGATAGTGATGGAGAATCAAAACAAGCTGGTCTGGCTGCTATGCTACCTTATGCGGAGGATCAATGTAGCTATGGCGTAGAATTAGATGTAGCAGTATCTTCTTCGGTTCTTACCCGTACAGGCAACATGACACTGCATAAAACATTACCTATCCAGAGTAAAATGAGAGGCTGTTTGTTATCGGATGCTGGCGCTGTTATAGAATACCTCAATCCTACCAACTGGAGAGCGCACAAGCTGGATGGCTCTAATGGTATGGTTATGGTAGAAATTCCGGATCACTGGAGAAGATTTTATACCAATGGCAATAAAAGAGGTGTACGGATCAGCGAATACCCGTTACCTGGTTATCATTTCGTGAAAAAATGCTATATCTCAGCTTATGAAGCTACTGTACAAAGAAGCACTGGTAAACTGGCTTCTGTAGTAAATACTTCGGCTGATTACAGGGGAGGGAATAACCAAGCGGATTGGGATGCTTTGCCTAAAACTCAATTAGGTAAGCCAGCTACATATATGAGCCGTACCGCTTTTCGTAATGCAGCTCGTAAACGTGGCACTACTACAGAATGGAACTGTATGGATTATAACGCTTACATTACCCTGGCATGGCTCTATTACATAGAGTACGGAAATCTTAACTGTCAGTTGGCTTTCAATGCACAGAAAGATAGTAACGGTTATGCTCAGGGTGGTTTGGGAAATGGTGTAACTACCTGGGATGGAACAAAGTGGAACAACTTTAGCGGTTATTATCCTATTATCCCTTGTGGTACGAGTGATGAATTGGGAAATGCTTCTGGTGAGGTTGCTTATACTTTAGAAAAAGCAGAAGGAGAAAATAGTAAAGTCTTTACTGTTCCCCGTTATCGTGGTATTGAAAATCCATTCGGGCACGTCTGGAAATGGACGGATGGTATGAATATGGAGGTTAAAACGGATGCCAATGGTGGTACAAGCAAAGTGTTTGTTGCTATTGATCCAGCCAACTATAACGATAGTAATTACAATGGTTATACACTTAGAGGGCTGGCAGCAAGACAAGAAGGCTATACCAAAGAAATGATTTTTGGAGAACATGGCGATTTGATTGCTTCTCTTGTTGGTGGAGGTTCTACTACCTATTGGTGTGATTATTACTATACCTATAAGAATGAGAATCGTATGCAGGGTGTCCTTTTCGGCGGTAATGCGAATAGTGGCGTTCCTGCGGGCTTCGGTTCTGCGGCTACGGATGACGCCCCCTCGCATGCGTATGCGCATGTCGGCTCTCGGCTTTGTTTTATCCCTAAAGCGTGAAGCGGTCGGGCTTGACTGCAAAACATAAATAATTGGAATACAAATGAATAAAATAGGTTGGTTGCTGGTGGGTGTCCTTTTCAGCGGTAATACGAATAATGGCGTTCATGCAGGCTTCGGTTATGCGAATACGAATAACACCCCCTCGAATGCGAATGCGAATGTCAGCTCTCAGCTATGGTTTTCTCAAAATAACTCAATAAACGAAGCAACGACCTTACCTATTGGTAGAAGATAACATAACTCATAAAGGTGCTGGTAGGGAAACCGAAGGCTCTGAGTACGAAAAACAAAGAATATGAAGAGATTAAGTAATTTATACGAGCAAATTATTTCACTTGATAACTTGCGCCTGGCTGATGAAAAAGCCAGGAAAGGCAAGTTACGTTCTTATGGTGTCAAACGGCACGATAAGAATAGGGAAGCAAACATACTGGCTCTTCATGAATCTTTGAAAAAAAAGACTTTTGTAAATTCTAAATATGAGGTATTTATAATCAAGGATCCCAAAGAACGGCTTATTTACCGTTTGCCTTATTATCCTGATAGAATCTTACACCATGCTATTATGAATATCATGGAACCTATATGGGTGTCCTTATTTACAGAAGATACCTATTCTTGCATTAAGGATCGTGGTATTCATAAAGCAGCAGCTAAAGTAAAGAAGGCTTTGAAAGAAGATCCAAAACACACTACTTACTGTTTGAAAATGGATATAGTGAAGTTCTATCCAAGTATAGACCATGATATTTTGAAAACAGTACTACGGAAGAAAATCAAAGACAAAGATCTACTTTGGTTGCTTGACGTGATTATAGACAGTGCCGATGGCGTACCCATAGGGAACTATCTAAGTCAGTACTTTGCTAATATTTATCTGGCTTACTTCGATCACTGGATAAAAGAGGTTAAGAAGGTAAGATATTACTTTAGATATGCAGATGATATTGTGATTTTAGGCGATGATTCTAAACAGCTTCACAAACTCCGTATAGAGATTGAAGAATATCTGCATGACAATTTAAAGCTATCACTCCGTAAAGTGGATTCTAAAACTGGAAAAAAGAAATGGAAGTTTCAAGTATTCAAAATTGATAGCCATAGAGGTATTGATTTTGTCGGGTATGTCTTTTATCATACCCATACCCTTATTCGGAAGGGAATCAAAAAGAATCTATGTAGGAAGGCTGCCAAACTGAATAAGAAAACACACATTTCCGATATGGAATATAAGCAAGTTATTTGCAGTTGGTTTGGCTGGGCTAAATACAGTAATTCTAAACATCTATTAAGAACAATAATTAAAAAGCAAGTATATGATACACTACGATTTTAAGCCTTCTAAGTTAGAGGCTAACGGAAATGGTTCTTACACATACCGTTGGGATATTCAGGAAGTTCAAGTAGAAAACCATTTTGGAGAAGCTGGAGATAATGAACAAACGGAAGCCGGGCAAACTACAAAATGGACTTGTAACGAAGTTGTTGTTTGGGGAATGGTTACAAATGATAAGCTGAAAAAGGCAGTTATTACCCATTTGTGGGATTCTGATAAAGAAGCCAAGATTGTCAATGATTATAACGCTGCCCAGCTCGGTATTCTTACTGAAAGATCAGCTACCGATGATTACAAGGAGTATTTGCAAAAGAGAAAAGCTATCAAAGAAATGATAGATAACGATTGTAAGGAACTTAATATTATATTGTGATGAAAAAGTTTAGTGAGTTAGGTGTAACCGTACAGGATGAACGTAAAATGTTCAACTGTAGTCAGGTTTCTATTTCGGACGTGCTGAATTGTGAGATCATTGTAGAAGATTTCATTCCAGATGTAAAGACTTCGCACGGTGAAGGAAGATACCTTGTGAAATTTAAACATAGCAATGGTGCGGATGGTAAGTTTTTCACAAACGCAGCTTCTTTAAAGAAAACTTTGGATCAGATTCCCAAAGACGCTTTTCCTTTCAGCACTACGATAAAAGGGATGAAATGCGGAAATGGTAAGATTTATCAATTCACTTAGTAAACATGAAAATACATTTCAACAACAATGAGATTGATATTCTGGTAGATACAAGCAGCTACCGATATACGGCTTTACAGAATGTAGGCACTCTTTATCTGTACTTTGCCAGTGAAGAGTTCATAAACATTCCCGTAGGAGCTTATTGTATCTACAAGAATATCACTTACTACCTGATGAATCCTAACGACTTCAAGAAGAAAAGCAGTCGGAATTTTGAGTACACCATTGTAATGTATGATATAGGCGCAATATTAGGTAAATACAAATGCCGGGATATTGTTTCTAAGCGTTTGAAGTTCGATTACACTGCAAAGCCTCACGAGCATCTACAGTTGATTGTAGATAATCTCAACATGAGAGATAGTGGTTGGAAAGTTGGCGAATGTATCGAAGCTGAGGAAAAGACTATTAACTACAACCATACGTTTTGTAGTGAGGCTTTGCCTACTATTGCTGATACATTTAAAACAGAGTATGAAATAGATCCGGCTATCAAAACGGTACATTTGCGTAAAGTTGAATATAACAAGGATGAGCCGTTACCTCTTGAATATGGAAAAGATAAAGGTTTTGTACCAGGTTTAGGACGCTCCAATCAGGACGGAAATAGACCTGTTACCATATTGTACGTTCAAGGTGGAGAACATAAGTATGGCTCTAAGGAGTTGCTTTTGCCTAAAAATCAAAGATTGGAGTATGAAGGACGTACTTATGTTTCAGATGCAGATGGCTTGTATATAAAACGGGCTGATACACCACTTAGGGATGTTCAAGAGGATAGTTTGGATTGTTCTCATATTTCACCTAAAAGAGTAGGCGGTGTTTCTAATGTTGTTGTTTCCGATAAAGAAAAGAATTTCTATGATTTTATAGATAGCTCTATTCCAAATGATTTGAATTTTGAGGATTGTTTGATAGAGGGTAATACTATGACTGTTATATTTCAGTCTGGTATGCTTGCAGGTAAAGAGTTTGAAGTTAAATACATTCATAAAGAACGCAAATTCTTGATAACCCCCCAAGAAATAGACGGTCAAATTATGCCAAATGACATATACAAACCTAATTGGGGAGATAAATACGCTGTATTCGGAATACAGTTACCAGATGCGTACATTTGCAATAATTCAACAAAAGAAGGTGCAAGCTGGGATATGTTTAGGGAAGCTGCTAAATACCTCTATGAGAATGAAGATCCAAAGTTTACATTCAAGGGAGAACTGGATAGTATCTATTCTAAAAAGCGTTGGCTCTCTATCGGTGGAAAAATAAAATTAGGTGGCTATATACTCTTTAAGGATCCGCAATTCATACCGGAAGGTATAAAGATAAGGATTACCAGTATTAAGGAGTATATACACAGACCTTACAGCCCGATTATTGAATTATCCAATACGACTACTGGCGTAACGGTTTCAAGCGAATTAAACAAGATAGAGAGTAACGAGGTTAAAACTGATAACCAATATAAAAACTCTATTCAGTTTACGAAAAGACGTTTCAGGGATGCAAAAGAAACTATTTCAATGTTGAATGACGCTCTTTTGCATTTCTCAGGATCTATCAGCCCGATTTCGGTACAAACAATGAGTTTGCTTGTTGGCGATGAAAGTTTGCAGTTCCGTTTCGTGAACAACAAAACCAATCCGACACAAGTAGAATATCTCGTTACCTATGACAGTAAAAAGAAAGTGCTTTCGGCTCCAGGAGGAATACTACAGCACATGACTATTGGGATTGATACACTTTCTTCTGGGCATAAAGCCAGTGAGTATAAGTTTTGGGATATTGAAAAATATACTTCTCCAACATTAACAGAAACAGTAGGATATTATCTCTACGTGAAAGCTAACAGAAATGGCACTACTGGATCATACGTTTTAAGTAAAAACGCTATCAAGCTGGAAGGTGTAGAGGGGTATTATCATTTCCTTGTAGGTATTCTAAACAGTGAATTTGAAGAGGATCGTTCCTTTGTCGAACTATTCGGATTTACAGAGATACTTCCAGGAAGAATAACTACAGACAGAATCGTTTCAAGCGATGGGTTAAATTTCATGGACTTTGTGAATAACGCTTTTCGTGTAGGAGATTCAGACAGTTATTTTGACTGGAATACCAGGGGAGATAAAAAATTACGTCTGAGAGGTACAATCGTACAAAGTGAAAGTGGGGATGAAAGCCCTATAGGTTGTTTTCGTTACGTATATGACAACTCTTATACCTATTATTGGGGTGATGAGGTTATCTATGATGATGGTACTGGCTATTCTATGTATCGTTTTGTATCAAAGAATCCCGTTAAAGGTATTTCTCCAAAGAATAGTAACTATTGGATTATTGTAGCCCAAAGAGGTGTGGGTATTTCAAATACAGACGTTCTGTATGCCATATCATCCAATAATACTACAGCACCAACATCCGGTTGGCAGACAACAGCTCCAGCCTGGGAAGATGGATATTACATTTGGAGTAAAACAAAAGTTGTTTATACGGACGGTGATATAGTATATACAGATGCAGCTTGTATCACAGGTGGAAAGGGGGAAACAGGCAATGGTATAAGTTCAATAATTGAGCAATATTATTTATCATCATCTGCAACTTCTCTTTTAAATGGTAGCTGGTCTAATTCAAGCCCAACTTGGAAAAATGGTTGGTATATATGGACACGATCCGTTATTAATTACACAAACGGTAACAGCATTACTACAGAGGCTATTTGTGTTACTGGAGAAAAAGGAGACGATGGTATAAATGGTGATTATTTTGAATATCGGTATGCTGTTAATGGTTCCAGAAGTACACCACCTTCACTGAGTAAAACGATCCGTAACCCTTCGGGATGGAGTACAACCGTACCAACTGTAGGAAACTTGCAATACTTATGGTTTACAGTAGCAAAAATCAATGGTGAAACAAATTTATTGATACAGAACTGGAGTACGCCAGCTCGGCAAACTCCGTATGATGGTGTGGATGGCAGAAATGGCGATACTGGTCCGACTATGGTTTATCGTGGCATTTATGCGAGTGATAAAGTTTACTATGGCACTTCAAAGCGTGTAGATGCAGTGAAATATAACGGTCACTATTATGTTGCCAGAGTGGATGCCGGAAACGGATATCTAAACCATGTACCTACTGATACAGCTTATTGGAATGATTTCGGTGCAGAGTTTGAAAGCATAGCAACCAACTTATTATTGGCTGAGGGGGCTAATATTGGAGATTGGTTTATGAGTGGTGGAAAGATTGTTTCTACACTTTTGGATGGTAATAAGATTATCCTTGATGCTTCTATGGCTCGGATAATAATAGAAAGCAAGCGTATTTCAGGGGATTATACCTATGGAGGTGAATGGTCGAGCTTTACATATCCATCTTTATGGAAGCAATACGGTCAATCATTAACTAATGAAGAGGAAGAAGGATATGAGTATATTTATTGTAGAACAACAACTAATAACCGTCCTTCTACACCTTCTGGAAAGAATGTATCTGGGTATCTGCCAGATGGATGGACTTATTACTCTCAGGGCGTAAATTCAACTTATCAATATGAATGGATGTCAAGAAGGTATCAGAAAGGGCTTCATTCTAAAATAGAATTGAATGCTGGCAATGGATTAATTGAGGCAAGAAATGATATGGGTGTTTCATATATGACCCCTGGAGGCATTTTCTCAAACTGGGCTAATACAGATGCTGTTTCTGCAACTTTAGGAATAACCAGAAAGGCTGCTATCGTTGGACTTGGTTTTGGTAATTTGGATAAATCTCAGTGGGATAATGAAAATTTTATCGCTGGTATTTATGGTACTGCGAGTAATAGAGGTACTGCCCCTGCTTATGGAGGCTTTTTCCAAAACCTGATGGCTGCTGGATTACTTTTAAATGTCAAATCTATAGATGATAACTCTGGAACAACTTATTTAACAGAATACCAGTCGTTTGTTCTTGGTTTGACAAATAAAGGTGTGACAAAGAATGTTTATTTGCCTAATGATGGAATAGTAGGACGTTTTGTGTTTGTTAAGCAAATAGGTGTAGGACAATTAAAATTTTATCCACGTTCAGGACAATATATACATGATGATAGTTCTGCAAATGATTATTACGATATACCTGAGGGGTGGATGGGAGTTTTTGTTTTTACTCGTTTTATGTTTAATGGCGTACTTCGTCAATGTTGGACGGTAAGTAGATTCAGATTTTAAAAATATATGTTATGGTAGAATATGGATATATAGACGAAAGTGGGTATCTTACATCTAAGATACTGGAAGAATATACAGAAAAATTTCGTGATGATGATGGAGAAATACAAGAGCGTATTATTTCTGTAGAGGAACAAGCGAATATCCTTTCAGGCTTGGGATGGAAACAAGTAGAACTTGTTGATGATACAAAATTGAATTGTCCTCTTTATTATAGTGTACATATTGCTCCTTATGACGCTGGAGATAAGATAAGGTATAAATATGAACAAAGGTTTAATGTTAAGATTGTTCGGAATAAGATAGATGAGTTAAAAGCTTCTCTTACCAGTAATGATAGTTGTATAGGTGATTATCGTATTACAAAGTGCTATGAGGCTTCTCTTATCGGTGAAAGTATGCCTTACGATATATCTGAGTTGCACCAAAAAAGACAGGAAGTAAGGAATGAAATAAATAGATTGGAAGCCTTAATAGTTTCAAATATATAATTTTGTCTTTTATGGTGTATATATACGCCACAAATAGTATATTTGCAGTGATTATAGTAATGTGTACCAAATACTTTGTAGAAACTCATGGATGATGTAACAACTATTGCAAAAGGAATTAGCGACTGGGGTATGATGGCTATAACGGCAGCTTTTTTCCTTGTTTTATCTGCTGGTTTGATGATAGCTTGTTTTAAGTGGTTTAAATCAATCATTAATGGTATTATCAACAGTACGGCTAAAACTATGACTGATTTACTAAATGAAACTCGTGTTCAGAATGAAATGCTTGCTGATATATCAGAAGGATTACGCCCAGAAACTCAATTAAGGATCAAAAATACCTCTTCTACTTATTTTGATTTATCTGTGGAAAAGGTTTGCCGATTGATTAAAAAGATCAGGGAGGAAAACCATATTGTAGATAGAAAGGCTACAGTTGATAAGATCCATAATTTAGTAAGAAACTTACATGAGGACAGAAATAGCCGCTTTGATTGCTATTCTTATAGAGGAAAGAAACTGTCAGATTATACTAATCCCGATTGGGTGGAATGGGTATCAAAAGTTATAGAGAATGAGATTTATAATGAAAATGGTGCAAATAACGGGAGAGCCTATACTAATGTACAAGCTGTATATGAAAATATAAAATTAGATTTCTATCATCGAATAAATAATTAGCTTATGAAAATTTTAATTGATAACGGACATGGTGAAAATACACCAGGTAAAAGATCTCCGAAGTGGTCGGACGGATCACAGTTATTTGAGTGGGAATATGCCAGAGAAATTGCCAGAGGCGTATATAATCAATTACGAGCAAAAGGTATAGATATTGAATTGTTGGTAAAGGAAAATATAGATGTACCTTTGGCTGAAAGAGCCAGAAGAGCAAACGAGATAGCAGCCCGATACGGTAAAACAAAAACGCTTCTTGTTTCTATTCATTGTAACGCTTCTGGAACTGGCAAGGGTACGGGATGGGAAATACATACCAGTCCTGGAAAAACAAAAGCTGATGATTTGGCGCAAATATTCTGGGATATAGCTAACAGAATGTTTGGAGGAACTTGGAAAATTAGAGGTGATTGGTCGGATGGGGATGGAGATTGGGAAAGTAACTTCTACATACTCAAAAAGACTTCATGCCCGGCTGTTTTGACGGAAAATTTCTTTATGGATAATGAAACCGATTGTAAGTTTCTACTATCTCCAGAAGGAAAGGCTCAAATTATCCAGTTACACGTTGATTCAATCCTTAAATACATAGAAGATTATGCGTAAGTTTTTGTTTATTGCGCTTGTTTTACTCATAGGGGCAAATATCTTTCTATTTAAACGATTGGATATCGTAAAGAAAGAGCGTGATCGCTTGGATAGTAATCAAGCAGCATTGCTTTCAGATGTGGAACACTACAAAACAGAATCAGGGAAAAACGCTACTTCTGTTTTAAGGTTGGAATTGACGAAAAATGAGCTGGAGAAGAAAAACAAGGGTCTTACCAAAACAGTAGATGATTTGAATATAAAGCTCAAACGCATTCAGGCAGCTACAACAACAGCAACCAAAACGGAAATAGAAATAAAAACAGAAGTACGTGATAGCATAGTATATCGCAACCAGCTTGATACTCTTTTAAATTTTCGATGGCGTGATTCTTGGATAGATTTAATGGGAACTATTGACAAAGGGGTATTATCTGCTAAGATAGAAAGTGCCGACACGTTACACCATATCATACATAAGATACCGAAGAAGTTTCTTTTCTTCCGATTTGGAGTGAAGGCTATAAAAATGGAAGTTGCAAATTCAAATCCACACAACAAAATTACATATACTGAATATATAGAGCTAAAAAAATAGCTTTTGTAGAATACTTTTTTCATTTCAGAACGTGCATACTGAGAAGTACGCACGTTTTTTTATCTTTGTAGTGTCGAATTTATATCGGTGTTGCATTAGTGAAAACCTCGCTTCTTTTTTGTAGAAGTGGGGTTTTCCATTTTCTTTGTAGAAAGCCTAATTATCATACTATTTCTACAAATATTCTACAAAAATCACAATATCCGTTGTAATCCACTGATTATTAGAGTTAGAACAAGACTTTCCTAAACTTTAGATAGGGGTTCGATTCCCCTCGGGGCTACAAAGAGCAGTAAACAATTGTTATACAACCGTTT